AACTGTTCCTGGGTGATTGGTTTTTTGACGGCGTGGAGGATTACGATTGCGTGGATTTGTGGAGTGCTGTGCATTAGAGTCTACTTTCTGCTTGATGCCGGTAGTAGGCGGCGATGCTTGCTGCTGTGGCCAGTCCGATGAGCCATTTGATGCCGAAGTGGATGTGGAAGGCTTTTGCGGCTGTTGTCCATGCGGGGAGTGTCATGTATGGGCTGAGGCACCATCCGCAGTGGGCGAGTGTGCTTAGGCTGCGGGTTAGGTTGTTGTCCGCTGTTTCGGTTTTGTCTGTGAGCTTGTTTCGGAGTTTGCTGAAGACGTATCCGGGTCCGGGGGATAGTTGCGTTACCGTGGTGGCGTATCCGGCTGTGAGGCCGGCGGTGATGACTGCGGTCCACCATGCTGTTTTCATTGTTGGTTCCTTTCGTCGTTGTTGATGGTTTCGGCTGGGGTGTAGTGGATTTTTCCGTTGAGTAGTATCAGTGGGTATTTGATTGGTTTGTTTTGGTTTTTGGCGATGGTGCGGATTGCGGTGGCGGTGGGGCTACCGGAGGGGACGACATGTAGTTGTCGCCACATCCATTGTGCTGTTGTGTGGCATGAGTCCAGGAATTTTCTTGTTTCGGGGTTGCATGTGGGGCAGCCGTCGAAGAGTACGTACATGTCGGGGCTGGTGAGGAGGGTGTCGATTGTCATTAGAATGATGCTCCTGTTGTTTCGGTGATGGTGTCGATGATGTGGAGGGTATTGAGTTGTTTGCGTTTGTGGTTGGTGATGAGTGGTTTGATGTCCTTTCGGTGGACTGGGATGATTTGGTGTCGTGCGTCTCCGTAGACTCGTGGGTCGTACATGCTGAAGTAGAGGGTTTCGAGCGTGTCGCAGACGACGAAGTATTGGAGGACTTGGGCTTGGTATGTGTCGGGGATGAAGTCGATTCCGGTGGTGTTAAGGCTTGTGGCTGTTGGTGGGAGGACTTGTGCGGCCATGTCGGCGAGGTTTTCCGGGATGCCGTGGTGGAGGATGTTCTGTGAGTGGATCATCCATGGGATGACGGCTTGGAGGTGGTAGGCGCTGCCTAGGCTTTTGCATTCGATGGCCCATGTTGGGTTTTCGGATGCTTGGTAGGCGTCTGGGCTGCATGCGATTCGGTTGTCTTCGTCGCTTTCCCAGATGCCGCAGTCGGTGATGCAGTCTTTTTGCTCGTAGCCGAGTTGTTGGAGGGTGAGGGTGATGTTTTCGGGTTCGAGTCTGTGGCCGCGTGCCATGGGGTTTTCGCCGTCTGGTTGTTCGGCCATGGTTTCTGCTAGGAATTTCCAGAAGTCGATGCTGACTTTGAGGCGTTTGTTTTTGGCTTCGGCTTCGAGGATTCGTGTGTCGTAGTCTCGTGCTTTTTGGAAGTATTTGTTGGATTCTGCTTGTGTTTCCGCGGTTTTTGACTGTTCGAGGGCTTTGTCTCGGTATTCGGTGAGTTTTTTGATGTCGGTTTGTGGGTAGTGGCTCATGGCTAGGTTGCCGCTTTTGGTGCCGGTGATGCGGCCTAGGCGTTCTTGGAGCCATGCTTCCGTGTTGTTGGCTTGTGATAGGTTGATGATTTTCATTGTCGGTCCTTTCTTGAAGTTGATATATTTATTATATCAGCTCGTATGTTGTTGGAAGGCATGCGGCGTGTCGTGGCTCGGATATGAGGAAGACCCCGGTGATGTGCCGGGGTCTTGTGTCACATTCTGTTGACGGCGTCCATGAGTTTCGTCATGTCGGCTTGGGTGATCCCTCGCCAGCCTTTGACGGGCCGGCCGAGTGTGCCGCTGATGAATTCGCCGCGTGTTTCGCTGGGGATGGCGTGCGTGTCCATGGCTTTGACGAGCGTGGCGTACTGGTCGGCTCTGATCGGCTTGTCGGCGGTCTCGTACTGCTGTCGGGCGTAGCTTCCGTCGTCATCCTTGTCTGGGAAGATGCCGAGGATGGTGGTGAGGCTGTATCGGCGTGCGTAGGTGATGGCGCTGCCGACCTGTTGTGGGTCTCCGGTGACGAAGAAAGGGTATTCGCAGACCGTCATCTGGTCGGTGTCGTCGAAGATGATGGTTTCGATGGTGCCGAGGATCTGGCGGCCGTCTCCCGGGCCGTCGAAGGTTACTTTTTGGGTGAATGAGAGTCCGTGTTTTTCGAAGATTGGTTTGATGTTTTTGAGGAGGGTGGCGAGGTTGAGGTATTTGTAGGTGCGGCTTCCGGCGTTGGCGGTTTCGTCGGTGCTGAAGTTGGGTACTTCGTTGAGGACTTCGGCGAATTTCCGGTTGAGGTTGCTGTTTTCCATTGTGGTCTCCTTTGTTGGTGTTGGCTGTCAGTGCTTGTAGATGGGGTAGACGATGGTTTGTGGTTCGTTTTCGGTCACGTTGTTGTAGATGGTTTCGAGTGTTGCCATTCCGCCGATGTTGTATGCCCGTGTGTAGAAGTCGATTCGTTCCGGATTGTTTTTGGTGAGTGTGTAGAGGTAGCATGCCCATTCCGCGCCGTTGTGGTCCCATTCGTAGTCTTCGAAGGCTTGGGAGTAGTCGTCGAGGGTGACGTATTTGTGGTCGCCGACGTGGTAGATGACGCCTTTTGGCGTGTGGTCGGTGTCGTAGTGGCTTTTCCGGTCGAGGCGGACGTCGATGTTGTGCATCATTGCTTTGACTTCGTCTGTGGTGATTGTGTTCATTTGTTGTTCCTTTGTTGTGCCTGTCAAGCCCTTTGCTTGATATGTTTAATATATCATAAAAGGCGTGCCACGCTAACGCGACACGCCGTAAGACGTCAGATTCCCTGTGCCTATCGTCTCCTGTGAATGAGGGGCATCAAGAGCATCAGTATCAGGATCAGAGTCCCCCAGTCAGTCTCTTCCATTCCTTCTCTTTCCTGTATTCCTTGATGACGGCTTCGATTTCCTGTCGACAATATTGCGGGATGAGCGGGGCGAATTCGTCGACGGTCAGGCCGTCCTCATACCATTCGATGATCTGGTTCTTCGTTGCTTTCTTCATTTGCTTCTCCTTACCGGCATGATGAATTTCATGTAATTGTCGTATATCTCTCTGACGTGGTCCTCGTTCATTGCGAGGATTTCGGCGGTCTTTTCGACCGACTGATTGAGGTCGAAGAGGTAATGCTCCGCTGCAATCCTTTCGATCGGGATGTCGTGAAGCTTGCCTGTCATTTGCTTTCCTCCTCTATCATTCGGTCTAGGGCTTCGATGACCTTATGCCAGTCGCTGGTGCGGATGCCGTACCATGCGATGCGTTCTAGGCCAGTGGTTGATCGTATTAGTTCGCGTAGGATGATGTCGCACTTACCGGCGGTTTCCGTCCGTTCGTGTCTCGTGGCGGCTTTCCGTGCGTACCATCGGGCTTTCTTCAGGTCTTCGACGGGTTTTCCCTTGTCTTTGTGCCGCCATAGGTATTTGATGGTGTTGCCGGTGCAGAAGTATTGGTGTTTGGCGAGGAGGATACATTCGTATCCGATGTTGCGGCCGGTGTAGTGCTTTGGATGGTTGACATTGTCGGTCATTTGTCTTCCTTTGCTTCTTTTGCGGCTTTGGCTTTGGCTCGTCTGATGCGGGCTCTCTCGTTTTGTTTCCGGATGTATTCGGCTTTCTGTTCCGGTGTCATGGCGTGGTAGCGTGCTCTCTGTCTGGCGAGCATTGCTTCCCGCCATTCCGGGTCGGTGTGGTATCGGAAGCGTGCGGTTTCGCGTTTCTTTTTCAGGGTTTCCGGTTTGCTGTGGTATTCTTTCTGTTTTTCTGCGTAGTGTTCGGCGTGTTCCGTTCTCCATTTGCGGTTTGCTTCGGCTATTTTCTCTTTGTGCCTGTGGTAGTAGCGGTAGTCGCTGATTTTGCGTCGTTCGTCTGCTGATGGTTGACGGTTGCGCATTTCGTTGACCCAGCCCATCAGGACGTCATCGTTGAGGTCGATTGGTTCCTGTTGTTTTCTTTTTGGCATGTCGTTTTCTTTTCTTTTTAGAGGCTTTTGATGATGTAGTCGGCGATGTTTTCTTGGGTGAGATCGTTTAGGGGTCCGCCATAGAAGACGTGGTAGGAGATTAGTGAGTCGGGTCCGTCGTATAGGTGCATTTCGGTGTCGGCCGGATCGCTGTAGGCGATGATGTATAGTCTTTTTTCACTGTTTCGCTTTGTGATGCATATTGCTGAGTCTCCTGGTTCGCAGTCGACTTCGGTTATCGTGTAGTCGTCGCCGAGGAGTCGTAGTGTGTCTGCCATTTCGTGGTTGATGTTTCTGGGCTTGTTTTCGTTGTTCATTTTTTTGTCCTTTTCTTGTTTGTTTGGTTTGTTAGAAGAGCTGTTTGATTTCGTTGATGGCGTCGATGATGTTGAAGTCCGGGTCCATGATGTCGAGGTGGACTGTCACGTCGGGTGGGAGTTCGGTTTTTCCGGTGTCGTAGGATGTCGCGTTGAGGGTTCCCGGTTCGGTTTCGTCTTCCGAGATGTATACGACGATGGGTGAATCCTTTTTGGTGATTGTGATGTATTCCGTGTCTTTGGTGAGGTGTTCGCCGTATTCGTGGGGGAGGGTGTCGGTGAGTGTTTTGAAGAGGATGTGTAGGTTGTCGTTCTTGTTCATTTTGGTTTTCCTTTTGTTTGGTGGCTTGGTGTTTCCCTTTGCCTGATATCTAACACTATACCCACAATCGTGGTAGGACACGCCGGTGGGGTGAAAAAAAGGCGGCACGCTTTTTTACGCGTGTCGCCTTGATGGTGTCAGAGGCCGAGCAGTGATTTGGCGCTCGCCATTTTGTCTTGTAGCTTCCTGCCGCGCCTGTCCACTCCTTTGACTTCGAGGCAGATGCACATCTCCCTTAAACGGCTGAAGACGCGCTGACGGCGGATGTCTCCACGATCGGCGAAGTCCTTTGGCCCGAGGTTGGTGGTGATGATGATCGGCAGGCCGGCACGGTAGCGTGCGTCGATGACGTTCATCACCTTTTCCCACGTGAAGTCCGAATCGCGTTCCGCTCCCAGATCATCGATGATGAGGAGGTCGAAGCGGTTGAGGTCGTCGAGATATTTTTGGTCTCCTCCGAATTTTTCGCTGATTCGACTGATGATGCGGCTGAAATTGGTCATCAGGCATGGGGTGCCTTGGTTGATGAGCTCGTTGGCGATGCATGCCGCGAGGAAGCTTTTGCCGGTGCCTACCTGACCGCAGAGGAGCAGTCCGGTGCCTTGTTTGAGCATGGCGTCGAAGTTCGCCACGTATTTGCGGGCGATGGTTTCGTTCCGTTGGTCGGTGTGGTCGGATTTGGCGAAGGTCCATTCACGCATTTCCGCGTCTGGGAACCCGGTGCGTCGCATGCTGTCGAGGTATTGCATGCGGTCTCGTTTGCGTTTTTCTTCGGCTTCTCGTTCGTTCTGTTCGACGCTGCAGTCGCATGCGCAGTGGACGGTTTTTGTGGTGCCGTCGGGCTTGGTCAGGACGCATTCCTTCTGTGTGTGGCATTTGCCGCACATGAGGAGGCCGTCCTCGTTGCGGTAGTCTCCTTCGTGTTCCGCGTATTGGCGTGAGGCTCGCGTGTTGATGGTGTTGATGATGTCGATGCCGTTTTCCATGGTTTGGTTCCTTTTTGTTGTTTATGACAATGTTATCTCATGTGTCGTCGGCATTGTACTGCCGGCGTGTTGCGGGGGTTAGAAGACGCAGTTTTTCAGCCATTCTTCGTCTGCTTCCCTTTGTTTGCGTTCCTCTTCTTCTGTGAGGTCCCAGTGTGGCTGTTGTGATTGCTGTCGAGGCTTCTGCTGGTATCCGTTGTTTCGGTAGTTTTCGATTGGGAAGAAGCCGCTCCAGCCGCGGCAGACGATCTCGTCGAGGTACTCGTTGACGCTCATGTGGCTTTCCTGTGCGCGCCTGTCGAGTTTGTCGATGTTGCCTTGGATGGCTCGGTCGGTCATTGCGGAACGCTTGGCCTTGCGGTTCTGGAGCCATGCTCCGAGGAGGTCCTTGGTGGTCGGGTCGCTGGTGTAGGCGTCGATGATGGCGTCGAAGCTTTTGGCTTTGCGGGTCTTTTTCGGTTGTGGCTTCGGTTCCGGGTTGGCGATGGGGATCTGGGGCTGTTCGGTGGTTGTTCCCGTGGCGTCGGCCCATGGGTCCTGTGCGGCTGCCGGGGCCTGTGTCGGCGTTGGTGCCTGTTCCGTGACCTGTGTCGGTGTAGACGGTATGGCGGTCAGGATGGCGGCGTAGTCGACGGATCGGCTGCCATTGTCGTCAATGTGAGGATATTTTGCGATGAGGCCCTTGTTCACGAGTGAGCTGAGGGTCCTGTCGACGGTGTCCAGCGAGCAGCCGCACCAGTCGGCGATGTATTTACGGCTGCCTCTGAATCTTGATGTGCCGTCCTGTGAGAAACCGTAGATGAGGGCGTAGATGATGAGTGTGTTGCCTTTGAGGTCGAGCTTGGTGCGCATCCATCCTTGGATTGCGATGAAATTGTTGTCTTTGACGTTCATTTCGTTCACGCTTTTAAAAGTGAATCCCACCGACTGCTACCGATGCACCTCAGTGGCAATCAATGGGATTCGTACCATTTCGAGCTGTACCTCCATTCAAGCGGGTGCACACTCGGAATGGCGTATGTCTTTAGTATAACACGTTTTTTGGATGACACGCCGAGATTTTGTGTATTTCGTATCGTTGGCGCGGTTTATGTGTGGCGCGCACGCTTCAGGCGAGGTCGTTGAACCTGTCGTCCGGCACCGGCGCATAGGACTTGATGACTTTGGTGTAGGTGTCGAAGCATGCTGATTCGATAAGCCCGAAGCGTTGGAGTTTATGAAGGATGGAACGGACCGTTTGGGGGTTCATGTACGGGAAGGCCTCCTCGAATCGGCTTTGGGGGAATTCCACCCAGAACCTTCCGTCGTGGCATTGCGTCCATTCCGTCGCATTGGCTTTGCAGGCGTCCACGATGAACTGGTAGACGATGGCCGTACTGATTCCGAGGTCCCCCGCGATTTCAGTGTTGAAATATTGCTCGCTCATGGTCAGTTCTCCTCGATGAAGGAGCTGAAGAGGCCGCGGTTGTAGAGAATGCCACTAAGCTTCGACAATGCGGTCACCGGATTGTCATACTCGTTGCATGCGATGTCCCATGCTTCGAGTACCTCCTCATCACCAAACCTCGTGCACAGGCCTGCGAAGAACTTACGTGACTTTTTCCCACCTACCTCACTGAAGTGGACGCCGTACCGTTCAACAAGAGAACTGCCAATGGTTTCATAAACACTCATCATGTAATCCTTTCATAGACTTGACGTTACTTCAAGTATACCACAAAGCCGTAAAGAACA